TCTTTATGTGTAAGTCCTAGATTGGGTTATTATAATTTGCCTTTCATTGGGTTGTATTCCCTTAGATTAATCTGTATTTTAATCCCATCACTTAACTTTTAAGTCTGCCTGTACTTAACAGGCTACATATTATTTTTTATCTTTAATCATGCAAGATTTACCAATTCTATCAATCGACTATCAGAAAATCCGTAAAGGTGATGTATTTTCTGAAGAGCAAGTCCTTCATCACTACAAATATTTTTTATTAGGTGAAGAAGAGTATCATAAACGTCTTGAAAGATATAACAAAAAAGAAGTTACTTATCATCCTGATGAATATGCTTTTAGAGATGTTTATAGGGATATAGAAAAGAACTGTAGAGAGCTTGGTTATCCTGTTGTAGCAAAAACTAAAAAGAAAAAAATCTATATTCTTGATGATAAACAAGCAGTTGACTATTTATCAAATAGGGCTGAACTACATATAGATAATTTTAAAAGAAAAGTGCAGAGACTTCATGTTGATATAGATGAGGAAAAACTATCTGACTATGATAGAAAACAACTTGAACATAAGAAAAATTATTACACCTTAATTCAAGGTCATATCGCACAAGGTCAAAAGTCCTTAAAAGAAATGCGTAAAAGAAAACAAATAGGTGGTAGTTAAATAAGATTTCGGTATGTTATTTTTATGACTACTGAAGAAAAAATCAAACAAGCTAAGAAAAGAATAGCAGAATTAGAAATATTGATTAAATCATGGCAAAACAACACTAAAACTAGATAATTCCTAGTTTTTTAGCTAAAATGTACCTAAATTATCTTTATCTATGCCTTTAACATTTAAAAGCAGACAAATTGATAAGGTTGTGTCTATTGATGATGTAGGCCAACTAAGTAATCCAGAAATTTTATTGCTTAAGGATGAACTTATGACAGCAATAAATAATATGGAAGATTCAATAAAAAAATTTAAACAAGAACAGCAAGACTTGTATGACCAAGAATGGCATCAAAAAGTAAGAAGAAAACAACAAGTTTGCAAGGCCTTTTTATCGCAACTTATTAATTTAGATTATGACGAAAGTTTATTTAGATCTATTTACGATAAACACTTTTCAAGAATGATTTTAGAATATATAGATCAACAACAATATAGAAGTATTAACGACAAAGCAAGATCGTTAGCAATTCAAGAATTAGAAAAGATTAAACCATGAAAAGACAAGAAACTAAATCAGGAAAAAAACTACAAAAATTAAAAGAATTAAGACTAAAAAAATTAGAAGAAGAATTAGATAAAGCAATAAGAGGTTACGATCATTTATTGCACTACAGAAACGACTCAACTGTATCAGTTAAAGATGATAGAGTTGATGAGACTATAAGAACTTTAGTTATGAAACATAATTATCAAGTTCAACAAGTCTCAAAAATGCTTGTAAGAGATTTTACAGATAAAGAAAGATTAGAGGTAGAAAATGAAAGATACTAATTTTAAAGATAAAGAAATTTTAGCAATGCGTTCTAATGAAGAAGGTGTTACTAGAGCAGATAAAGATGCAAAAACTAAAAAGTATAATTTGTTAGTTAGAGGAATAGGTAATGCACCAATGAAGTTATCAACTTATGCAGAAAATAAGGAAAAGGCAATAAAGTATGCTCAAGCAAGATGGGGAGATTGTATTATTAAGGTCGATGATTAATATTTTTGAATGGAAAAAGAAAAACAGACCTTACAAAAAGGTGAAATTGTATGTTGCGGAAATCATATTTTTAGAGTTATAAATGGGGAACGACATTGGATAAGTGAACCACCAAAAGATTGGGAAACTATTGACGGAAGAGTTTGGAATAGTTAATGCCATCTCTTAGGTATCATGCAGGGCGAATGGTCTTGTATGAGGAGAAACCAAAAACATGGCGAGTAAAAATAAAAACACCAAAAGGCAAACTTGATTTACCTTTAGAAAGTAATTATTTAGAACCCGCTATTTTAGAAGCGGAATATTTATATGCAGACGCAAAGTGCATGAGTCGGGATCATCCGTTATGCGTTGATTGTATTCATCATTTAGTTGTAAAAGCTGAATGTGGTTTAGGTATGCCAGAGGGGAAAGCTAGTGGAGGTATATGGGCTAAGGATTGTGCCTATTTTTGGGAAAGAAAGACTTAGAGTTTATTTTATCTATATGCTCTCCTGCTTGATTAATAATTTTTACTAATCTAAAATTTTCTTTTGCAAATGCACTTATAAGATCTGGAATTTCATCAGGTTCTAAGCATTCAAGTATATGTCTTAAAAATACTTCTACTTTTATTTCTTCTTCTAGTGTTACGTCAGCCATTACCCATTTTTCTATTTTTTTACGTTTTTGAGCTTGTTTTGTAAACCAATCAGACCAAGGCATAATAATATCCATAACAAGTCCTTTATTTTTAAATTAACGTACTAGATATATAAGGCAATGAAGATATACTGTTTATAGTTACATTTATCAAATGGAATTACAAACAAGAGGTTATGGATCTTCTAAAAAGAAGAAAACAAAAAAGAAGAAAGTAAAGTTGGGAAAGTAACTACTGGAACAATAGATTTACCTACCTATTAGGAAAAAGATTGCGTTCCAAAAGATCAACAAGACCATCATCAACAGTATTATCTGTCTTCTTAACCATTGCTCGCAATATATCAATTGCGAGTTTTTTTATGGCTGAACCCCTAAGAAATGCAAAGACGATTGGCCTTATAACTTTTAACATAGTTTTGTTATAACTAATTTAATAGTAGCTAAACCTTTTATGGCTTTGCATATATCCATCCATTACATAAATATTTAGACACTTTAGGTCTATAACCTCTATGAACATAAGTCCATGTAGCTGGAAATAAAATTAAATTACCAGAAATAGGTTGTAGTCGTGTTCCATCTAAAAATTCTGTATAACCATCATCTTGAATTTTTATTGTATTTAAGTACCACATAAAGACTATTACTCTTGATCCTTGTCTTGTCATACACCAATCATTATGCCAACTGTAAAAACCATTTGGCTCGTATTTTTGAATTTTATAACCTGTATCTTGCATTTGATATGTTGAATTTGGACAAAGATTTTTGTTTATTTTTGATATATGCCCTGTATATTTTTTTAATCCTATTTGTAATGCTTCAAAAAAAATCTTATCTTCTTCAATCCAATTAGAACTTGTAGTAACTCCAAAATCAGTAGTATCTTTGACAGTTTTATCTACTTTTGGATTTTCTCCTGATATACGACCTGGTTGTTTATTTGGTTCTGCTTCAAATTTATCTATAACGTGTTTGCAAAATACTTTTGATAAAGAATTTTCTATTGTATAAATTAAATCCTTATGCACTAATTATCGTCTTGGCTTAATTTCTGCTACTTTAACTTCTACTTCTTTTAAACGATGAAATACTTCTCTCATGTCATCGTGCATAACTTCTATCTTGTCTGTAAGTAATTCTATAGCTGTCGTATTTCGCACGAGATCATCTCTTGATTGTCTACCTCTATATGACATTGAGCCAACAGAGACAAAACAAGCTGTAAGACAAGCCCCACCTAATGCTGCAATAACCTCTACCACTTTACGAGTCCTCTATATATGTCTATTATGACAGAAAAAGCCTATGACAACAGAAACCCAAAAAGAATCACAACAAAAGAATAAACAAATAGACGATGACAAGCCTGACTATCAGGAAAAAATTATGTTTTTAGTAAGCACTACAGCACAAGGAGCTATACTTGCTTGGTGTTTAATAGTCTTATCGCTTGGATATATAAAATTACCTAATAAACTTTTTGGTTTAGATATACCAGACCAACCTCGTGTGGATTCGACTTTTGCTGCTGGTCTCTTGGGCAACATCCTAGCGGGATGGGGTGTTTCTGTCGGTGCTGCTAGTGGAGCAAAGAAAAAAAAGAAAGAAGATGAAGCGTCCGCAGCATATAATACAAACGCTAGTGGACAACAGACTATAATAATAAGACAGCCAATAGAACTAATTACAAGTAAACCAGAAGTAATTAAGGAGATTAAAAAATGAAAAAACTACTTCCATTATTGCTATTAGTTGCAAGTCCTAGTTATGCCGACATCACGCAAAAATTTGTGACATCAGCCCAAATTTCAATTGATATGCCGTTCGTAACTACCCAGAAATTGGGGACTACATACAGTCTTAGCGGGTCAAATATCACCCCTTCAGTAACGTCTGGTGGCTCAAGTACTTCTGGTGCTATCGGAGGATTGAATGTAGGAAGTTTGACCGCAGGTGTTCCAGCTTTGATTCAAACTGATAAAGCTATTACGACAGCAGGCTCGGCCTTCTCGTTGACGGAAACCGTCACTATTGGAGATTCTCAACCTAGTGCAATTACTCCGTCATCAGGGATAGCAAGCTTACCTCATTTATCTGGAGTGACGACAGTTGGAAGCGGAGGGACTCAAGGTAGTGGAGCAATGACGAGTTTGAGTAGTGGGGTCACCACATGCTCAGGTACATTTGGATCAGGTTCTAGCTGTACAGCGTCCACGACAGTTTCTATCCAAATTGACTAGAGTTTGGCTGCTATTTTTTATATTATTTCCTGTTAAAACCCTTGCAAATCCAGTAGTCCCAACCTTCAGAACAGGTAGTTCCTCGACAAACAGTACTTCTCAATCAGTCATAACGGAATCTATTACCAGCTATCAGTATAGGACAGGGTATTCAGTTGGTGTTAGTGGCACTAACATTGAAAGTGCTGATGTAAATGGATATATTAATGCAATACCAACAGCAGAAGCCACACAAACAGTAAATGGAATTAATTTTTCTTATACAAGTCCTACCTTGGAGGGTATGCCTAGATGGAAGATCGTAAACGAGTCTCAGCCATTCAGTTTGGTAGAGACAGTAATGACACCAGGCATCGACACCATTACCCAAATAAATCGCACTATAAATACAACCACAACAACAACCGTAGAAACTACATTTGGGCAATAGCTCTAATCCTTTGCCCTGTAAGGGTTTTGGCTAATACTACAGTTGCCTCGCCCTCTAGTAATGCACAAGGAACAGTAAACAATAATGCGACTATGATTGCTCCGCAAAGCACTCCACAATTTAGGATGTCACAAGGTATTGTTTGTAGTTCTCCAAGTCTTACGATTACTCCTTATGTGACAGATGCGTGGTCATTTAATAGACCAAAAGAAACTGTAACTAGACAAAATATTTATGACGAGGATACTGGTGCTATTAAATATGTGCAAGAGACACCAAGATTTGAAAAAGATAATTATAACTTGAACTATGGAATCTCAGCACAAATCAGTATTCCGTTAGGTAAAGCACCTGACTTATGTTTAAAAGCAACAGAAATGAATATAAAAAATCAAGAGTTGTTATATAAGAAAACTTCGCTTGAGCTTGCACTCTTTAGACTTAAGGTATGCTCTGAGCAGGCTAAACTAGGTGTAACTTTTACTGGAAAATACGCAGAGATTTGTGAAGGGATAAAAGTAACAGTACCACCAAATCAAGTTATACCACATACACACAAAATTGACGTAAAAGCACAAAAATAGCCCCTTTAGAATCGGCTGTAAGGGGCTTGTAAAAAAGCTTGCTTATGTTTATACCTTCGATTTTGGCTCTTTTTTCTTTGTCAGTTTTTTTATTAAGTTTTTTACTATCGGTTTTACAAGGTTGAGAATAATTGGTGTAGTCGCAGCCACAGATGCAATAAAAGCAGTAGAAACAACCACGGAAGTGCTTGGGATATATTGGTCGATGAAATCCACTTTTTCCCAGACCGCATCGCATGAACCATCAATACTACGCTCATATTTTAACAGTCTCTCAAGCCTAAGTTCATTTCTAAAATCACCTGATCTATATGGTGCGTTTTTTGGTGGGCATGGTTTATAATCATCTTCTTTCTTTTCTTCTTTTGGTATTTCTGTTTTTGGCTTTTCTCCTTCTGGTAATTTTGTCTCTTCTTTAACAGGTGCAGCTTCTTCAACAATAATTAATTGATCTGGGACATATTGAAGAGGAGTGAAACTTGGAAAAGGACAATCTGAAACAACTCCTCTAGGATCATCTATCAGCAAGTTTCTATTACCTGTATTTCTTGTGTCTCTGTGATAATACTTACAACCTATTACCTCAATATTTGAGTGTTCGTAGCTAGGCGAAAAAGTATATGGAATATGAATATTTGGAATACTTATTTCTGGAATACTTATTTCTGGTATTTCCAATTATAATCCAAGTTTTTTTGGTATAGGTAATGACTCACCTGTTGTTTTTGGTAGAGCGTTATCCATCACATTAGGCAATAAACCTTTTACTTCACCTAATACTTGATTCATCATCTTTGCCTTGAACTGCTCAGATGTTACATACTTGTAACCGAAGTAGCCACCACCTAAAATTGATGTGACCATAACAAAAGAGACAATACTTAAAACATTAGCTATCTTTTGAAACATGATAAAACTTGCTGTGATTAAAGCTATGTCTGTAATGAGCATAGCGGTTCTACTGCTTATTATAGGTTTATCGCCTTTGTATGTCACCATGAGCATTATGACAAGGCAAATGCAAGAATCTAAGCGTTAATTTTTTGCTTTTTTTGCATCAGAAGGTTTTAATTCTTCTTCCTGTGATTTTGTAGATAATAATTGTGCCTGTGCATCTTTTACTCCTAAAATTGCACCTTGATACCTGTCTTCATTTTTACAGGCGATGTCATAATCATTTTTAGCTTTTTGCTTAATTTTTTGAATTTCTAAAAGCTGCTGTTCGTATTGTTTTATAAGATCGTCAAGTGCCTCGTTCATTATGCTGCTACCTCATACACTGTAATTGTTGAAACACCTACCATATCGTAAGTAGAAGCATCATAGTGTCTATAACTTCTATTAACATAAAAAGTATTTCCATGATAGTCATAAAATTGAACTTTATAAGTTAGTTGACTTGTTGAACTTGGACTATCTAAATGTTGTCCTGAAGCGTTACAGAGGTGAGCATCATCAGCAGGCTTATTTGCAAATGTTCCCCTCGGTCTGTTGTTTGCAACATCACCTATTGCTATTCCTGTGCTATCTCTGGCAAATCTAAAAACTACTAATGAATGAGAAACATCTAAACCAAAAGAAACATTAGCAGTAACTAAAATTTTACTACTTGTTGCACTTGGGGTAATATTTACGCTAAGTCCTGTAATGTCAGTAAAAACTTGTGCCGTAGAACTTGAAAATATATCAGTTTTTATTGTTGAAACAACTTGAAGAATTTTACCGCCACCAAAACCTGTAGCAGTTCCATTACAAGTAACATTTCCAGATGAATCTAATGTTAAAGCATCACTTGACGCTCCAGTATGACGAATACTGTTAACAATTAATCTACTGCTCATGGCTTAGGATTAGCGTCTTTAACTGCCTTGATATGTGTTGCCCATGTCCCTGTATTATCTAACTTTCCAGCTAACAAGTCTTTATAAAGCATATCAAGCTGATCTCCTACAGAAGCATAGACTGTAGATCCATTAGTAGTACGATCTGACTTGTATTTGATCGCTAGTGCAGCATCGTCTAAAGCTTTTCTAGCTGCTGCCACCTTTGCATCATCTAGTGTGATTTTATTACCGTCAGCATCAAACGCTCCAGCAGAATCGTCAATCGTTACGACAGGTTTTGCTTCAGATTTGTATGCCTCGTAAATCGCTTCGTGATCCATAAAAAACTCCGTTTGAATTAATTATAAGAGATAGCCATTATGCTGCTATCTCCATTAATATAATTCTTGAGGATCTCCAAATGTTATATGGGTAATTAGTTTGTATATGATTTCTATTTAAGTAAATAGTAATATTATTATAATTTGGTGTTTGCCACTGCCATTTGTAATTAATAACTTGACCTAAAGAATATGAAGGTGAATCAAGAAAAGAAGTATGTAATGGCCCATCAGTAATATGACCACCAGAGTTTGTACCAACACCAGCAGTTGCGGGTTGTGCATCTGACAAGCCAGAAGAATCTGTACCTTGAGCTACATCTGTATATGAACCACCAGCAACATTTCTCATAAGAAATATGGGTATCTGATAACCTCCGCTAGGTGTTCCAAGATTTATGTCACTATGAAGTAAAATTTTGCTAGACGCAGCAGTAGGTGTTATAGATAAAGTCATTCCTGATATATCTTGTCTAGTATTGTTATTTGCTAAAGAAGTTGTATCTTTTTTCTCTAAATTAACAACTTGCAAAATTTTACCAGCAGTCGCAGTCGTAGCAAGCGTTCCATCTGATCCTATATCTGGAACGGTATAGACTCTATCATTACCAGAAGAAGAAGGTGCTTGTAAGCTAACTGACCCACCACCTGATGCTGCATTTAGCTTAATCTTTCCTGTCATGCTGCTACCTCCTGTACTGTTATTGTTGAGCTACCATAAATGATATAAGCTCCATTGTCTGTAGCTTGAGGTCTATTGATATAAACGACATAACTATTAAAAACGGATGCAAATTGAATTTTATATGTTAACGCACTTGTAGAATTAGGAGAATCTAAAAACTGCCAAGCAACAGAATTAAGGCCATATTCAGCACTATCATGGTTATGAAATCCGCCAAAACTTACGTTACTCATATTTCCTGTTCCTTGAGTATTTGGAGCTAAAAGAGTAGAACCTCTAAGAACCTTAAAAGGTATGTAAGAGTTTTCTGCTCCACCATGTTGAACGACACAAGTAACTAAAATCTTATTTGAACTTGAAGTGGGAGTTATAGCAACAGATAATCCAGAAATATCAGCATAAGTTGCACTTGTTGAAGAAGAAGTGTCTGTTTTAACTGATGATTTTACTTGAATAATAGACCCACTAGACATTGCTGAGTCTGGTAAGGCTGCTAGTCCTGTTACTGCTCCTGTTTGTCCGTTGATTGATACTGGCATTAGACCACCGTAAATGTTGAACCAGAAGGTATAGTCAAAGTATAAGTCGCCATTGAAAATTCGCCCGCCACCATTCCATTTTTACCAGTTCCAACTGTAATATTTCCAGTAGCAGTCGTAGGGTTTTGAAATATATCATCTGTAACACCACTAGCAGGAATTGATATTGCATTAGTGGAAGCAGCAGTTATTCTGCCCTGTGCATCAACTGTGATAGCTGGTATTGCAGAAGCAGAACCATAACTCCCTGCTGAAACAGCAGTATTAGCAAGTCCACCTGATTGTGTTTTGGTTAATCCCATTAGTCAGCCTCCTCTGCTGTATTTCCTTGTTTCACCCATTCTAAATAGGCTTGGTAATCGCTGTTTGCTTCGTCAAATGGAATAGATAAATACACTCCATTTTGTACTGTAATTACACAAATAGGTGTATCTTCAATACCATTTACAATTTTATAAATTGGGTTTGTTGGATATACCATAATTTAAAGCTCCGCTTGAAAACCTAAGACACCTGATCCTAAATATCTTCTTACAGTACCAGCGTCTCCAGCTACTAAACCACTAAATCCAGCAAGGTCTACTTGCACTAAAGTATGAGTACTGCCTGCTGTATATACTACTGGGTTACTACCTGAATTTGTATTTGCTCCATAACTATTTAAACGATACCTTGTGCTACCAGTAACAGTACTGTAAAGAGTAGGAACAGCCCTCATTGGTACAGGAAGAACAAAAGAAACGGAAATAGCTGTACTTGCTTGGCAAGCACAAGTACCTATAACAGTATTTGGAGTGGAACTATCTGACCCATTAACAGTCGGATTACCTCCAGAATGTCCATAAAAGTATCTCTGACACCTCCTTAATTCATCCGCAAAGCTTAAATGCTCAAAATCTGTTGCCACATCTGAATCACTTGCTTCTAATTGAACACCCGTCAAATAAAACTCATTACTGGTGTTATCCATAAAATTAGACTGACCTGTTACTGCATAGTTACCACCATCGGCTGTCCAAGAAGTGACAGCACTTGCTATATCATTAGATCCAGCAGCTAAATGCCACAATATTCTTAAACCTTCTCCACTACCTGTCGCAATATTATTTGTAGTATCGGCTGGAAATACAACAGTAAATCTTTGCCAACTTGATGTAACAGTAAAACTTCTGTTTTGGTAATAATATTGACCGCCAGAATTTACTTTGCTTAACTGTACAGAATATTGATGATTATTATTTTGTGATGCTGATTTAGCATAAAAAGACAAAACAAATTTTTTAGCAGATGAAGTTCCAGAAGCAAATCCAAGAAGGTTATCTGCCTCAAGTAATGTTCCTATCATTCCATTATGACTTGCAGTTGGTGTTTGAGTAGTTTGCGGAGTAATTTTTAAAGACTTACTAAATCCATCAGGTGCAGATGAATCTTGGGTTGTAAGTGTATCAAAATTAAAACTAGATCCAGTCCTAGTCTCAAATCTATCAACTGTATATTCATCTCCTGTTGGTCTATTATACGTTCCTGATCTTTGATTAATGACCATTGCTCCGTTTATAACCTTGTTTCTATTACTTAGGTTATTAGTAATATTGGCAGTACACGTTCCATCGTTAGCTAAAGTGATCGCATCGCTTGATGCACTAATTCCCTGTAACGCTCCAACTTTTAAGGTACTCATGGTTTTGGATACTTGTCTTTAATAGCTTTGATGGTAGCTTTCCAGCCATCTATTCCATTATGGTATATATCGTCTAATTGACTAGGTAAATCAGGATATTCATCTCTTCTTTTAGATTTGTAACTATTATTTTCTAAATCCCAAGCAGCTTGTAACGCAGCAAGTCCATCTATGCATTGTTTCTCTGTAGGTTTAGAGCCACCATCATGCACTATAAGATTTGCATAAATTTTATTTTTCGAGTCACTCCAACCAAACCATTGTCCTGTACGAACTTTTATTAAATAATCTTCAATATGTGTTGGTCTCATTCTAAGTATCTCCTAAACGAATAAATTTTATTGAAGTAAGATCTCTAGTTGAAGAACCTTTCCACTCAGTTGTGCTAGTTGTTTCTACTCTTAATAAAACTTTTCTTGTAGAGGTATTGGTAACATCATAAAAACATGAACAAGTAATATTTGTATAATAGCTATTTCCAGAAGTACTATCATAACCTTCAGCTATTGCTGTACCACTAGCGTTATCTTTTATTGCTAATCCAACATAAGTTCTTGCGTTATCTGCATTTGCAATCGTAGTTGCTGATAAATAA